CACTAAACAACAGAGTAGAACCACTTAAGGTGACTTTGACAAATAGGTTGCTTTGTATGCTGTAATAACTATTAAGGTCTAATACTGGCATTATACAACCTCAATGAATACAAAAGGTCCGCTCCAACTGACTTGATTTCTTGAAAATATAGTCCATTCAGGAAACTCTATGCATCTCACAGTATATGACTCATCTGCACCTGGTGCTACATTGCCATAGTACCAAGGAAACCTAGCATAAGGTATTGATATGGTAGCAGTGGTAATCCTATCTAGTGACTCAGCGGCTGCGATGTTAGTGCGTAGGCTAGTCCATAGCACACCATCTGGAAACTTTACGGTAAATGTTTTTGGCTGTGTGCCTCTGCTGACCACACGCACTGACCCATCTCTGGCTCTGGTGCTGGCAACCATACGCTTTCTGTTTATGCTTAAGGTTTCAGCGTTATCTATAATCCATTGAAAACTCATTATCTTCTCCCTGGGATGCCTTTAGCACCTTGTTGTGTGACAGCGTAGAGGAAACTTGGATCACTGGCAATTAGATCTTTGAAACTACGAGCATCTACTGCTGATATGTTATATACTACATTGGTGTTGCCTAGGCCTAGGCTTTCATTGGGTGTTACCACACGTCCACCAACACCTGATAGTATCTCTGGACCACGCTCACCTACTAGAACTGGTCTATTTGTTGGAATCACACCACCATTGGCAAAACCTAATAGATTGCCAATTGAACTTAGAATACCGCCACCACCTCCACGGCCACTGGCGCCACCCATACTGCCAATGTTTAATATCTGTGCCATCATCTGACGTACTTGACTGCGTAGCAGTTCTTCAAGCATACTATTGACAAAACTCTTGAACTCAAACTTACCAGTCTTGGCAAAATTAACAATGAGATCTTCCATACCCTGTGTGGCACGTTGGAAAATACGTTCTGCTGTTCTGGCAGCATTAGTGGCTTCATCAACATATTGACGGAAGGCACTAGTCCAACCTGTTGAGAACTGACGACTCTGTGCATAGGCCGCACGTTCTGCGGCAATAAGTTCTTCAGTGCCCTGTTTGGCTGATTCATAATATTTTAATTTTTCAGCGTCTGTCATTAGACTGCCACGACGTACTTCTTCAGCACGTATTTCTGCAATGGCTCGCTCTCTGGCTGATGCTAAGATATCGTATTCTTTTCTTTCAATGGCTGACATTGTAGATTTAGCGATATCGTCTTGGATTCTTCTTAGATCTCTTTGTGCATCAATCTGTGCCTGTATGTTGAACAATCTCAAACCATCACTGCGTTGTTTGGCTTCATTGGCCTGTATGGCTGCTTCTGCTGAACGCTTGTCTGCTTCTGCCTGTTCTTGTAATTTCTTAATAGTGGCATCTATGATGCCTGCACGGCCCTGTTTCTTTTCTTCTTCTGTGAGTTTAGATTTTTGTTCTGTAAGTCTGGCTATCTCTTCCTGTAAACGGCGATTGATATCCATTTCAGATCTTCTCAATGCTGCCAATTCACGGCTAGAGCCAATAAGGTCAGTGTCTATCTGTAGAGTTTTTACATTGTTTTCATTGTATCTAGCAAAGGCATTGACAATGCTATCCATCTCTACTTTAAACTTGTTAAGTTCTGCATTGACTGATTTTAGAGATTCACGTAGATTTTCAGTGCCAGCACCTAGTTTACCATCTTGTAGAACTTTGAAACCATTGCCGTTGGCTAGTTTTTCTGCTTCTCCGTCTAGTTTGTTAATAGAACCAGATAGATCCTCTGTCTCTATAGTCATAACTCCTAAGGCCGCTGCCGCTGCCGCTGCCGCGCTTAAGACTTTTACCAATGGGTTCTTGCCCGCTACAATGTTAAACAGATTAAAGGCTTTGGTCAGACTGGCTATGCCAGTTATTATAAGAGCAATTCTGCTAACTGCTAGGCTGGCAATAAAGGCCGCTGCCAATGCAGTAGCAATCTTGAGATTGTTGCCAAGAAATTCTAAGGCTGCTCCTAGACCAGCACCAAGTGCATTAAACAATGGAGTAGATAGTTGTAGCAATTCTGTAAATGCTTTGGTTAAAGTTACCAAGCCTTGATTTAAACCCCCTTGTCCTATGGTATCAGCGGCATTGGCAAAGGCATCATTTAAATTGCTCATTGCCTGACTGACATTGTTTGCACGAGCGGCACTGGCTGTACCAAATGCTTCTTGTAATCCATCTTCTAAGGCTTTTAGAATGATGCGTGAACCTTCAGCAGTCTGTCCTATCTTTGAGATTTCAAGACGACTTAGTCCCAGTCTTTCACTTAGGATAGTGAATACAGGAATACCACGATCTGCTAATCTGTTTAGATCTTCAAGACCCAATCCACCTGCTGTGGTTCTTGCATAGAGATCTGTAATGGCCTGTAGTGCGCCTACTTTGTCAGCGGCTACACTTGAAGTATTGGCAAAAAGTTGTAGCAGTTGAACGGTGGGCTCTAGGCCAGCGGCTTTTAATTTAATGATTGTTTCAGTGAGATCTTCAACTGAAAATACTGAAGTTGCCGCAAACTTTTTAATATCATCAAAGGCCGCTGAACCAAGTTGAACATCTTTGTATAATATGCCTAGGGTAGATCTAAGATCTTCAAATCTAGTTGAAATTTGTTGCAGTTCTCTAAATGCTAGAGCACTACCAAGGGCTGCTCCTATATTGACTGCAACGTCTTTGAGACCCTCAAGGCTGCGGACCGCACTTCTGGTATCTACTTCTGCACTATATCTTAAATCAGCCATAGTCTTATTTCCTCAATCGTTTTTTTATTTCATTCTTAATAAATCTTTCAGTGGGCTTGCTCATTCCCTGTGGTGCCTGTTTACTAGAACCTTTGTCTAAGACCTGTGCATAGGGATAATCAGCACGAATAGTCTGACCTTGTAATTTAGTTTTATTACGAGCATTGCCTGACTGCTTAGGAGTTGTCTGCTGCCAGAAATTAAAAGCATCCCTAGGCAAGTCTTGAAGATCCTTGACTATCTTGTTAATGCTGGGTGTGATATTGTTAGAAATCAGTTTAATGCCCATCAGCGTCGCTCCTTGCTTTAGCATCATCATCTAAGACCCGTTGTCTCATCGCCATCAACTCCTCCACGGAATAATTTCTCTGTGAAGGAGGTGCTTTCCCTTGCGCTTGAGCATCTTTGTAGTTTAGATATTTGGTATAAACATCTAGCACATACAGGTCAAAGGTGTTGCCTTTGCTTAATACTTCACTGGGTAGTATCTTATAAGCGTCTGCGAGGTTGTGGATGGTGAGTATCATGTTAATGTTCTCATCTGTCCAATCAACTTCCTCGCCTATCACTTTCCCAGTGTTTCAATCACTTTCTGTATAACACGGATCATCATAGAAGTGGGCAACATTACATCGTCTTTGATCACTACTTGACCCTGTTCGTCAAGAATAAGGTCCTTGACAAGACCAATAATTTCTTCTGGTTTATCTTGATTCATTGAAGCCAATTTCATAAACCTATCTAGAGGCTGGCGATCCCAGGTCCAGAATTCTAGTTCTTCACCCAATTCTTTTTTGGTGGCTTCGTCGTCAAGAACTAATTTAATCAGTTGTGGTTTTGAGGCTATTTGGTTAATTTTCATCTTTTAATCTCCTTGTCTATCAATCAATGTATGTAGAACCATATTAATGAATCTAATACGACTCTGTGCTTTTTCAATGTCGCCACGGGCGCATTTAATTTCGTTTGATGCTTTGGCAACCTCTGCAATAAGGCTTTCAAGCAGTTGTTTGTCATTCTTATTGTCTATGACATCCATAAATCTTTCTCCCTTTGTATTTATTTAGGCAAAAAAGAAAGGGGGTTTTTAGCCCCCTTATCCCATCATTTTACTGAACGCTGATTAGGCTGCTTCAGATGCAGATGTTAGGTACTCACCAACCACGGTAATGGTGCAAGGTGAAACCCATACTGGTGCGTCAGCACTTACGGTAGGTGCTAGTCCAGTGATGTATCCAGTACCTCTGATATAGATATCAGAAGCGCCTTCTTGTACTTTAAGAGCAAAAGTAACTAATGTCTTATTGCGTGAGCAACCCATTAGACCTTGCAACAGAATAGTATCTGTTTGCGCGGCATTAAGGGTAGTACCAAAGAAGGTATTTGGATCTACAACAAGGTTCATACTGATAGAGTTAGTAGAAGTAGTTGCAACCTGTTTCTTGGCTGAACTATCTAATTGGCTCCAGGTAAAAACGTCGTTGGCAGCGTTGATTGTTACATCTTGTAACGCTGGTACGGTTAGTGGTGATGCCCCAATCGCGGTGTCAGTTTCACTAGTTGCAACGTCTAGTTTCAATGTGATCTGACTACTTGATCCTGGGCCTGGGCTGATATATGCCATCTGGCGTCTCCTTTATGTTAGTTTGATATATCTTAGTTCTATTTCAGTTACGAGACGATCGCTTTCATAAGAAGTTAAAACATCTGCTTCTCTGCGGTTATAACCCACTTCTGAAGAAATGTCTTTGGCTGCTCTTATTGATGCAACAACGTCATCGTAATTTGAAGGTAATTGTTTTGCGTCATTAGCAAAATAGACTCTGACAAGGGTGGTCTCATTGTTGAGATTCAATCCTGTGAAAGTTGTGATAACAGGTTCAGCGGTAAAAGCATCTACATCCACATAAATCTTTTTAAGATTCTTTAGATATAGTTGTGTACCAGTTTCTGTCCAAGGTACTTCGTTGGCAATGGTAAAACTGCCTAGATTCAAACCCTGTAGATAATCAATAACTGATTGTCTCATCTCACTCTCTTTAGATTAAAATATCCTGGCTGTTTCTCATCTGATTGTATAGTACTATCATTATCAAAATCATACCAGTCACCCGCAGTAATCAACTCTCCGTAGAGAGTGTCTGCTCGCTGTGTGTAATAAGCCATCTTCTGACGTTCTGCTGAATCCTCATTACCAAAGTCTGCTACTGATGGAAGAATAAAATCTGCCAATGCAGTATAAACGCAGAGATCAGTAAAATCATTTTGTCTTGCAATGATGCGATCAGGATTCAATGCTGGAACATCTGCCACGGAGTTATAGGTCAGCGAAGAATCACGTCTTATGTAATAACTTCTCCACCAATCACTAGAGCGCAACTTTGCCAGTATACGCTCTGTGGCCCTCACAAGGCTATTATCCACTGCGGTGTCAGAAAGGCCCTCATTGGCTTCAAAGAGGCGTTGATCTTTATTCAACACATCTTGAAACTCTGCAAAACTTACTACCGTGCCTGCTTCTTCAATGAAAGCCATATCTATCTCCTAATTAGGCTGGATCTACCAATGAACTATCTGCGGTGATCTTAACACCGTAGGCATCATAAAGTTCGCCAACTGCATAGTGAGCGGAAGCAACGATGTCGTCACCAATGTATGAAGCACGACGTTGTGTTTCAATATTGATATCGCCAATCAATGCTAGACCTAATGCATCTCTGTGGAATACAGCACCAACGTAGTCACCAGCAGTACCAGTGTCAGCAATGTTGCTTGATTCAAACACAGGAACACCAAACAATGTTCCAACATAGCCCATTGCCATTGCTTCGTTTTGAACGATGCCAGCATTTGGGTTAGCAAATGTGTTGGTTAAGTTTGACTTTAGATCATAAGCAACGTATGGGTGTACCACACAAGCCAATGCATCTGAAGGAACTGCGTTTGCACGTAGACGTGCAACTGCTTGAGCAACTAAAGCGGCGCTCATTGCTGTGCTTGCACCACCAACACCAGTGGAGAAACCACTGAATAGTGCCAATAGGTCTTGGTCAATTTTACGAGCGATAGATTCGCCAAATAAACGACCAACGTCTGCAACTACGTTAGAAGCGGCAGAAGCGCGAGCCAAGTCAGTAACCAAAGTACGAACACCAACGGTTGCTACGGTTAGTGTTACACCATCTGTAGAAACGGTTGAGTCAGAAACTTCATTGCCTTCTGTGATAGCAGCGGCAGTGGCTACTGGATAACGAGGAACGGTAATTGTCTTACCAGAACCTGCTGGGATTGCAAAGTTTTTAACGAGTCCACGCATGATACTGCGCTCGTTTGCTACGAACATTGCTTCAGCAACGATTTGTGGTAGCAGGTCATTTAAACTAGTGGTTGTTGCGGCCATTTGTATGGTTTCCTTTTATAAGTTAGGCAAGCCCTGTAGACTTGCGATATTCCTTGTATAAGGCACGGTGCTCTGGATTCTTCATATCTAATTTAGATACATCAATCTTTCTGCCCTGTGTCTTATCTACTATGTTGCTTCTGGTACCAGTTGTAGCAGGATTGGCAATCTTAAAGTGAGGATTTGTGTCAAGAAATTCTTTTACCAAATCTTCTACGCCTATGGGTTCACCTTTGTCACTATAACGGACAGAGCCCTTGCTATCTACTACTTCAACTTCACCACCGTCATTTAAACGAATATTAGACGACAATAATGCTTTTACTTGATCAGCATTGACAGCATTATGTTTTGCAGCCGCTGATAAGATTGGCGTATTGATCTTATACTCTTTGATGACGGCATCTCTCTTAGAGATTTCAGCATCTTTTTTAGCGGCTAATTCTTGTAGGGTTTTTTCAAATTCACCACGCTTGAGTTGTTCTGCTTGACGCTTTTGTTCAGCATCAAGTTTCAACTGGCGAAGTTCTTCTGGGTCGCCCAACTCCTCATAAGGTTTTAGTAGTTTAGACTTTAGAGAAGTTTTCATTCTCGCCATCATGTCATCTACTTCCTTTTGGGAATAAGTTTTAGTCGCTTGTGCCTGATTTTCAGCGTCTGTGGTGCTTGCGGCATCAGTTGCCATATCGTTTGTAGCCAATGTATTTTCTGACATTGTAGCATCGCCTCCTTTAGAGTGTTTAATAAAGTTATTTATACAACACTGGAGTATATGGTGTATTTATTGGTTGTTTAGTTGACTTCTAAGTTGGTTTAATTGTTCTCTATGCTGTTGGATTAAGACTTTGACTGGTGTTGCAAATTCTCCATAACCAGGATATGAAAACAACCATTCACATTCTTGGTCTTGGCAGTCTAGTTCTTGGGCCATTGCTTCAACTACATTATCAGGCAAATCCACAATGTACATTCTAGCCTGATACTTGCCCAATGGCTTTAGTGTATCACTATCAGACCAATTCTCAATATGTATCAGCCCTTTGATATAGGCAGCGTAACTCCAAGGACACTCTTCACGAATGCTCTTAAAGTACGCATACCAATCAACGCTTTGGTGGCTTTTTGCCTTTGCCTCTTCCACGTCCCATTGCCTTTTTGACTTTTGCTTGCATTTTACGCTCCTCAGATGTTTTGTATGTTGGATGGACTATGTCCGCATATTCTTCTTCTAGATAACTTATTAAATTTTCACTGAAAGATCTAAGCCTTTCCATCGTTATACGATTACGAGGCATATTGTTTTCTATCTTACCTAACAGAGCATTACAGCCTCTATGCAATACCCTGCGTATCTTGCCTGATTTGTGATCGTGATCTAAAACAGCATCATCAACAATGGGGTGCTGGCATAAAGCACAGCACCCATCTTGTTGAACCAAGATCCGCTCCCGTGTCTGTTTTATTTCTGTGTATTTTAATTTCACTCAACCTCTGGTTCCCACTTGGCACACCAGAACACGGGTCTGACGTTGGCATCAAACTTGATGCAGTAGCCTTCGCTGGATTTATAGTATTCGCAGTTGGCACAATTTTGATCTGCATAGCCGCTGTCTTCAGCAGGCATATAAGCAGGTGGCAGTTTCTCATCAATGGCTTCACCATCTGGATATGTGCGTCCTGGAATTGGGTTAATGTCTTGATAGGCTAATAATTCATCTTCTTCACCCATCCACTCAAGAATGTGTTCATCAATCTTGCGTATAACAACGGGATCAGTGGCAGTATTTTTAGCAGTTTGCAGTTGATTGATTTCACCTGCTTTGTCTCTGATGTTGAATGAGTTAGGATATTCAATTTCACCCATCCATTGCTGGCCCTGATATTGGAACCAAAACTCCCACATCTGTTCTTCTGCTAGTTCTAGGTTGTCTGCTTTTTCACTTAGGCGTGCATTTAACAATTGGAATTCTGTTTCCATAGCAACACCACTCATTGATATGCTTTGTGTGGCTCTAACAGCACCAATGTTAGCCATCTTGTCAATGGCAGTAATAGTATGATCTATACTTTTGTATATGGCCTCAACTGAAGCACCACCAAACTCTAAGATGTAGGGTTTCAAGCCTGGATCAAGATTTTCTGGAATTCTAATTAAACTGCCAGCGCCTGAGCCAATTTGTGTATCAGGTGTGGCCACTAGACTTGGGTGGCTGTCTAATCTCATTGACTGCTCTACTTCACTTGTGGCATTGTAGATAAATTTCTGTGCATCTGCAATATCTGTGATATCACTAACACCAAAGCCACGAATCACTGAACGACCATTGTAGACACACACCGCAGGTATCTTGCCTAGTTGGTTGGGTTCAATGGTTTCAAATTCAATGAGGTCTGATTTAATATTCAACACTGAAGTCTTGATATCAACAGGTGTCCATTCTTTAACGGTACGCAAATCGCCTGTGATATCTTCAACATAGCGTAGATATTCTAAAACAACTTTGCCATTAGGCTGACGCTTGTAGTTCCAGTCTAAGACTACCATAGGTGTTAGATAACTTACATAGGGTCTGACTTCTGCAGCCTGTTCATCTGCTAGTGTAACTGCACCAACATTAGGCTTTGAAACCACAATCCAACAATGGCCAAACACTGATGACCAAGTTGATACTTCTTTCATAAAGTGATCAAGGCTGCGACCATCCATGTCTGCATCACGCAGGAACATTTCTAGTTCAAAACTCACACCATTGTTGGTAAAGTCACGTTCTGGCGATTCACGGAATAAGAATGAGTTATACACTGATATCACTGACTGGCAGTGGTTTTCTAAAGGTGTGCTTCTCAGTCTGGCAGCGTACTCTGCATCTGTTTCTAGTTGATATCTGTGTAGATGTCCTGCTTGGCGATATTCACTGCCACCAATGTATGACTCTAGCAGATACTGCCATTGGTCATAGTATTCTTGATGCAGGTTGTTGCCTGTTAATAATCGTTTAATCTCTTCAGATAGGGTGTCAATGACATTCATTTAGTTTTGTCCTCATTTATGCCAGAGCGTGTCCCCACCTTTGTGGTTTCATCAGTTCTGGGTCTACATCTCTACGCACTGGGAATAGATAATCCGTCATATATCCCAATGCATCATTCATATGATCGTAGCCACTTTCTTTGTCAGGCTGGCTAGAACCTTCTTTATAGGTTTGACGTTCTAGACCTTCAATAGTATATTTACACTTGGGATCTATAAACATCCTTCTAATGCCTATCGTATCACACAAACGGCTATTCACTGCATTGATACGATCTCTCACAGGTGTGTGGCTGTTAGGCACTTTGACCACAAATCCAGCATTACGCAAGATGGTTATGTCAGTGGCACCGCCAGCACTTGAACGTCTTTGATTGCCAGCAGGATCAGGATAAACCCAGATCTTTTGTTTGGGGAAGCGTTGTTTGAGTTCGTCTACTACCTCTTGTGTATTTGAACTAAACATTCTCACTTCATCTATGATGTGTAAGGTATCTCCAGATCTTTGTGCAACCACCGCTGACATAGGGTCTATGTTAAAATCCATACCAACATAAACGGTATCTGGCAGCGAGCCAATGTATTTACGGATATTGGCCTGTCTATCAAATGCGTAGTAAATGCGTCCTGTGAATGTTTCAAATGTTGCTAGGTATTCTTGACGAAATGTTCTTTCATCTAGATCACGTTTGGCCTGTTCTATTTCTTCAGCGGGTACATTGCCACCGTCAATTGTGGTAAAGGTATATGAACGCCAATTTTCGTTATCTAGTGCGTTCTGATATATTTCATAAGCCCAGTTGCCAATGCCCTTGGGTGTACCAATGAAAAGAGCACGACCTTGCTTGTCAGACAGAGTAGGTCGTAGAGTTTCGTAAAAAGCATCAGGGGCAATATCAGCAAACTCATCAAGCACAATAAAATCAAGGCCCA